TTCACTAGTAGCAGACTCACTTGCAGATTGAGCAGACTGAGTAGCACTTGAAGCACTCGCTATTTCACTCGCTTCTGCATTACCTTCTGAAACTTGAGCGGCATCTCTAGCAGCTTCTGCTGCAATCTTAGCAGCCTCTGCTTTACTTGCATTAGTTACAGAAGAAGCATACTCACCTGCAGTCTCATTCTTAAAGACTCCACCTTCAGAGCCTTTACTTATTAAACCAAGCTGATCTTCACCATTCTCGTAAAGGTTATAATTAATTGCCATTATGATCTCCTATAATAGTTCGGATACTTCAAAAGTAACTGTATTAACAGCACCTTTGGATTTACGATACTTCTCTTCTTGGTTTAGTTCTTGGATACCTAATTCTAATTTCTGATAGTAACCTAAAGACTTCTCTGTTTCACCTAAGTAATCAAAGGCAAAAGCAATAGCACCAAATAAAAGTGTTCTTTCATTCTCATCTCGTAACCAGTTGTAGACCTCATTACCTGCATAGTAATTTCCTGAGTCTACTGGGAACTCTACTGCACCTGTATCACCTTCACTTACGGCAACACAAAGTCCAGAATCAATATTGTTTTGGTTGACTACATACGTTGCATCTAAATCAAATAGACGTCGGTAATAATGTAGTTCAAAGGTTTCGCCTTCTTTAGCTTCTGGGTAGAAGACGATGTTATTATGTTTGTATGCAAATGAGTTCTCTGGTTTAATAGTTAACTCATCTGTAAAGGACTGCTCATCTAGTTTCTTAGTGAACACGTAACGTTTACCATTAGCATCTATACGAGAAAAAGAAATTAACTCTGAGAAATCTGGTGGTAATTGTAGTGAAGCCTCACCTTCATCATCGGATGTAATAACGGGATATTGGTACACATACTCCAATGGAGGGATTCTTAATTTTCTGTAGCAAAAGTCAGCTGAGTAATCTAGGAAATCCGTAAGCATTTCATCTGATAAAACAGCATCATCACGGTTAACCCAGTTACGCACCTTACTAACTAGTGCATCAAAACGTGGAGTAGGCATATCGGTCTCCTATTAAAACGATAATAAATACTTATAATCTCTTTTTATAATATTCTTAAACTTAGTCATCTCTGTTGGATCACCAGCTGTATCTGGATCGTGGATATCGATTCCATGTTTATGTAAAATCTCGATAGCTACGATGTCTGGGATAGTAGCGAACTTACGATACCCAGTATCTTGCTTCTTATTTAATGAAGCTCTTTCTCTTTTAGCTTGTTCAATAAAGGGTTTCTCATCTTGGTATACTTTCCAAGTTGAACCACCTGTTGCTGAACCACTATCATATTCAAAGGTACCTTCTAGAGTACCTTGTCCTGGTTGGTTTCCACCTAATTTCCATTTAGCCATAAATACTCCTATTTAGTAGTAATACGGACAAAACGCCCACTCTTTCCAATCATACCTAACTCTGGACCAACTAAAGCTTGAGCACTTCCTGTTCCATAAAAACCAGCTGAAGAAATAGTGTAACCTGAATCTGTTTCTAATTGTACCCATGTACATAGATGAGCAGGATAGATTTGATCTGATGAATCTTTTAAGACTAACATCTTATACCTCTTATATAAAATTAAAAGGGGATGCCCCGAAAGACACCCCCATAGTTTAGATTATTCTAAACCGTAGATAGCACCACAACCTTTAGGGTTACGTACTTCTAATGTAGTTTCTTCAACAATCATTCCAACTGTTGAGTCACCTTTCTGACCTACATCAACTTCTGATAGTGGACGTAGTGTTGCTACGTTGAACCACTGAGGATCGTAGATGAATGCAGAGAAATCCGCTACATCAACGTTACCGTTACCTAAGTCAACATTGTGAGATAGACCCATAACATAGTTAGGAACTACCATAAGATCACCAAAGTCAGACATATAGATGTCTACTGACTGACGAAGCTTACCAGCATCATCGATGTTACGACGAACACCAGAATCATTTACCATTAAGTCTGAGAAGTCACGACGAAGTTTTGGAGAAAGCATGATACGAGTAGCTTTACCACCTTCTTCATAGATCTTCTGCATTACTTCATCAATGTCAGATAGTGCAAGAGCACCACGAGTGTTATCACCACCAGAAGTACCAGTTACAGTAGTTGAACCAGTACCTGCTGAAGTAGGAGCTTCAAAGTCACCTACGTAGTTACAAGTTGCGTCATCGTTGATGAACGCCTGGAAACCACCAGCTGTACGAGTACCTGAACCAGAAGCTACGTTGAAAGATTGTACGAAGTCATGCTCTACGTCACGACGAAGTTCAGTACCACGTTTCTTTAACTGGTAAGCGTATTCATCCGCTACACCAGCTTGGTCTACTGCACGACGAGTTCCAGAAACACCGATAGACTTACCGTTGATCTGAGTGTAGTTACCTAAACGTGAACGGTGAGGACCAGTAGTGATTGCTGCATCAGTACCGAACTCAGCACCTTCTGCAAGACGAGAGTTACCTGGTGCTGCTAATTCATCTGTTTGCCATTCATGATAAATAGCTGTTGCTTTTGCTTTACCGATAGAAGAAATAAAAGGTGTTTCTTCACGAGTAATCATTGTGATAAAGTTTGCTAAATCTTCACGTTGTGATACGTCTGCGTTATTACGACCTGAAGTTACATCTGCTTGTGCGCGTCCTGTTGATACGCCACGACCTGCTACGATTGCCATTTTAATAGTCTCCGATATTTTTATTATTATTAATTGTACTACTTGTTAAGAGATTTATTGGCGAGTTGCTTTAAGAAGGCCATTTGGTCTTCATTAGAAGCATCCTCACGGAATGCACGTGCCTTAACCATACTATCCGCATCTGCCTTTTTCTTATTTGTTGGCTTCGCTTTCTTAACTGGAACCTTCTTAGCCACAACTTGCTTACGCTTCGCTTGACCTTTAGATACCCCAGTCTTAAGTTTACGGAATTCATTTACAAACTTGACTACAGAAGGATCAGTAATAGAATCAATTAATTCTTCTGGTAGCCCTTCATCTAAAGCAAAGCTTCGGATATCTGAGGCTACTTCTTCATTGAAGTCAGGAATATATTCCGTGATAGTAGTATTAAAGTTTTGGATCTCTTCTTGCCACTTCTTTTCTTCCAACTCTTTTTGTTGGTTTTCAAGCTGACCTAGCAGACCCTCACGCTTTCGACGTGCTTCCCAATACTCACTTTGAACTTGCTCACGTTTATCTTTAAGTTCTGAGAGTTCGTAAGTATCGCCTTCATCACGAGCTTTCTTAATCTGAGCTTCTAGTTCATGATATGCACTAGCTTTTGTTTGCTCTTCTTGATATAAGATAAGAGATGATGCTTGCCCTAACTGAGTAATCTTAGCTAGTTTGGATTCACGTTCGGCTTCTAACTCTTTACGAGCTTCGCCAATTTCACGACCCTTTGCTGATAAAGATTGTTCAGTAGAGTAACCTTTGATAAGGTCACTAAAAGATACAGGTACTTCTTCACCATTAATTTTGACAACTACCTGTGCATCTAAGTCCAAGTCATCTGCAGTGAACACATCAGAGTTTTGGGTAGGGGATTCTTCATCACCATCCTCATCAATGTCTTCCTCTTCAGCTTCTTCTTCGACTTCCTCACTTTCTTCATTAACGACTTCATCAGATTCATCTGGGTCTTCGTAATCTGATTCAGACGAGTCAACCTCTGGTATCTCTTCATCGGGTAGCGATTCCTGTACGAACGAAGAGTTCGATAGAACGGCATCCAAGAGTTCCTGCTCGGTTTGACTATTACTAGCTACTGCAGGAATGTCATCCGTATTGGGTAGAGATTCGTTTGCGTTTGCCATATTTTAATTCCTCAATTATACTGCTGATTTAGCTGGTTGATTAGTTTGCTTCTTAGCTCTAGGAGCCTTAGGTGCTGCTGGTGCTTTAGGAGTACTAGCTTCAACCATCTCTGAATAACGGTCCTTTAGTTCGTATAGATTTACTAAAGTACTACTATTCAGTTTAATTTTACCTGGACTGCGAGTACCATCATACTCCAGTACATTAATCATTTCTTTGATATTCTCTATTAACTTAGAGTAATTTACTACTTTAACTGCCATTACTTATCCTCACTTTTTAAATATTCTACGTTCTTTCCATAGGTCTCATACTCAACAAGTTTCTGTCGAACATCTCCCAAGGCTAATGCTGAATTATAAATAAATTCACGGGTCTTAGTTTCATGTGGGTCTGTCTTTAACCAATGCATGAAGTAAGTTACTAATAGTTCCCCATACGCATCATCAAAGAACTCATCACGTTCCTTGGATGCGAAGGCTGCGTTGACTAACGCTTCCTTTGCTACTGCATCTGGGTGGGCTTTCTTCAGGTTCTTCTCACCTGCCTTACGGTATTTTTCCATTAATTATAATCCTAGTTGGTTAGCGAGCTGAGAAAGTTCATCCTCTGCTCCTTGGGGTTGTTGGGCTTGAGCGCCCATTACTTGTTGAGCCATACCAATAATCTCTTCAAAGCTAGGTTTAGGTGGTGGTTGTACACCTTCCTTCGCTGCTTTAATAGATAGGTCTGCCCATTCTTGGAAGTGCTTATCAATAGCGATAGCCATTTGACGAGAGTTATCTTCAGATGTATTCTTAGCTTGCGCTTCAGTATACGTAACGTTAGCTTGAGCCAGTTGAAGTTGTGCTTGTGCGTTAGCTTGTGCTGCTTGTTGTTCAGCTTCTTGAGCTTGCTGCTGTGCACCCATAGCTTCTTGAGCTTGTTGTTGGAACTCTGGAGTAGTGTAATCCATCAAGTAATCATTAGAGTCTAGACCAACAGCTTCAATCATCTTAGTTGCAATGACAGCCCCTGCATCTGGTTTGATAACCATTTGCTGACCACCTTGTATAAGTGCTGGTAATACTTCTTGACCTACTCTCTGTAGCTTCTGGATTAAGTTCATGTTAGAGTTTTCACCGATATCCAGGATAACTTCACATTCCATCTTTCTAGGTAGATCCTTAGGATTAATAGAAAGATACTGACTACCCGCAACCATACTGATATTCTTATTCAGGTTCTTACGCATAGTTCTATAGACACCCTCTGAGAGAGCCTTAAGACCTGTCTCAGCGAAACGACGAGCGATATGCTGGATACGTTTCTGGGATGCAGACTGAACTGCTTGAAGTTTAGCTTCACTGTTACCTGAGACATATAAGGTATCATTAAGACCTTGTGCAGCCTTAGACATACCTGTAGCTTGCTCTTTGATAACTTGTAGATACTCTAGTAGAGGAACTGTACCAGTACTAATAGTCTCTGGTTGTAGAGCTTGTACTGCACCAACTGGACTTCCGTTAGTAGGGATAATCTGTTTAGGTCTCATATTCTGGAGAGCAGAGAAGTCTACTACATTAGGATCAGCTAACTTAGGTGAGTAGTTTGTTAAGTAAGTATTCTCTACGAATCCACGAAGGATAGCAGTAGACGCTAAAGTAGATGAACGAGCGAAGTCAGACATAGACATACCATAGAATTCAAAAGGAATATCTATAGGAGCTAGGTGAGCTAGAGGAATGCTATCTACATCTTCTTCATAAAGAATGTAGTCACCTGCTACGATTAAATGCTTAAGCTCTGCAATACCGTCACCATCTCGGTCTACACTTACCCAACACTCAGTTACTAATACTTCTTTGTTAGCTTCCAGGAAATCTGCAGCGGAACTAGAATCAGACAAATAGTTCTGACCTGTAACCATCTTACGTGCTGCGATATCTTCTGTGTATCTAAAGGAAGCTTCTTCTAAACGATCCCACATATCATCAGCTGTTAGTTGTTCAGCGATGTCAGGGTACATCTTACGAATGTCAGAACGTGACAGTTCTGTTTGGATACCTACGAAAGAAGCTTCATCAATACTACGTGCATCACGAGCAATACGGAAGTTCTCTGGAGGAATGTTCTCAATCTTTACACGACTCTTATCTGTCTTACGACGTAGACGAACATCAATGTATACAAGGTTAGCTTCACCAGTACCAATAGTAGTATCTGTAACAGACACCTCAGGGAATTCATTCTCATAGGTTAACTCACCAATGATCTCTACATTCTCATCTGATAGTAGTTCATCTAACTTTAAAGAATCAATACGATCATATTCTTCAATCTCGTACTCATAATCTTCTACATAATCCCAACGAATCACACTGTTCTTCCAAAGAAGGGCAGCTTTAATCCAAGAGGATAAGATTTCCCAACCTTTGTTTTGTTTGAAGATTGCGTGGTTCGTAATAAGACTTGCTTCTTTTGCTCTCTGAAAAGAGTTAGGTTCATTATCTAAAGGAACGAACTTAGCTAACTTCTGGTTATTCAAGAACAGATCACAGAGTACAGCAGTGTATGCTTCAATTACTTCTGTGGTTGATGTATCAACGATTGAAGACACACCTTGAGGAGCCAAGTGACCTTTAGCTAATCCAGCGTACTCATAGGTAGACTTAAGACGTTCATTAGTCAAGTCGCTACTGTTGAGCCAATCACCATTACTTTGAGCGATACCATGGGAGACAAGGTTGATTAGATCTTCATCAGTTACCTTTTCCATTATTTACCTCTCTTAATAGGGATATCTTTTGTATTAGACAGATTCTTGTAGTCATAACCCTTATCACCTGCTAGGGTTCGTTGGGGTTTATCTTTTACTTCTTTTTGTGGAGCATCCACTTCTTGTACAAATCGAGACATATTCCCCTCCTTAGGGTCTATCAATCAAACATATTAAGTTCATTTTGAAGTATTCTGATATGGCTATATCCATGATTATAATATTATATAGGTACGTCAGAACACTTTAAGATGGGCATTATTTTATACCCCCTGCAATGCCAGACAGGGTGAGGACGTTGGTATTCTTTACAACCAATTAATATCGTCTTGATACGATTGGTTAATTTTGTTTTTCCAAGAAATATTATTATTAGATAACTTATCCCCATGAGTTCTTAGAACTTCACACCCCATCGCTAATGCCATTACGGTATCATCGTGGGTTCCTGGGGCAGCTTCAGTTTTACCTGTAGCAGTAGATATATAATCTTTTAATTCTTGTATCATGATATTAGATGGGATTAGTACCCCTTCATCCTCAATGAGTTTCTTGAGGTTACCAATGATAACTGGTTTAGTCGCTTGAGTAGTCCTGAACCCAAGGCGTTCACCAGAGTCATTTGAGACATTAGCAATCTTAGTTTGTTTATAAAGATTACTATGGCCCATAGACTCCAGCTTCTGTAATGTAGCTATACCCATATTGTTAGACTCAACAAGGAGGAAAGCATTATTATAATAACGAGACAGATAGAAGAGGAACTCCCCATAAGTACTTGGGTCTATCCTGTTGTCTCTGTACATAGCTACTACTTTGTACTCTGCATCCATTACAACAGCTACACTATAATCTTGACCTACGCCAAGACTAACATCTGCTGCTATAATATAAGGTGTCTCCCATTCTGGGTACTGCCACTGAAGAAGTTTCCCTTCTCTACCTTCTTCAAACATCTTACTAGATGGATCCCAGTTACTGATCTTAGTAGGTTGCTGAGGTATCAATTGGTTTAGCTTGTCTATATCAAAAACATTACTACCAGATACTAAGAAAGCTTCATCAGCATTCGAGGGATACTCTTGCTTAAACTTAAGCTCTGTACTTTCCCCTATCTTTATTCTTCTCCAGAACAATTGATCGTTGTCTAGGTTATAGTCTTCTTTCAGCTTCTCTTCTTCTAACGTCAACTCCATCCCTTCAGGGGCAGGTGCTCTATATTCAGAAGTAAGAAACCAAGGAAGGAAGATAGGCATGTACTCATTCTCTCCTGCTACAGCACCCTTCCATAATCTATAGAATTCTCCAGTAGCACCGTTAGCAGTACTCTCTAGGATTACCTCGGTACCTGGGGAGTTAGAGACACCCTGGAACAAACCAGCTAGTATCTTCTCATCATGCTGCCAGAAGGCTACCTCGGATGCATGGAGGATAGTCGGAGTAGTCCCTCGACCAGCTTCAGGAGAACCCGCAGTATACAATCTGTAACCTGCTACTGCTTCTTTATCTCGGAAGCTAGGAGATTTCAATATGATTTCTTTAGCGTTACTTCGGATCTCTTTGGGCTTTAGGGTACCCTGCATGTTACTAATGAGGTTCTTGGACATAGTGAACAAGTTGTCTGAAGTAGCACTGTCATGAGCTAGGATAACTGATTTAGAATGAGGAGAGAAGTAACTCTTCCAGAATACTCTACCAGTACAGTAAGTGGATATACCTTGTTGTCTAGCTTTCAAGATGATAGCTCGGACCTTACCAGTTTCCTTAAGTTGCTCATTTAATTTTTCTGTAATTATTTTCTGTGGTTCATTCAAGTTAAATGGGATGAACCCCCTTGATGAATCCTTGGGTATAATCTTAACTTGCTCTTCTACGAACAATGCAAAGTCATCCCTATACTTATCGAGGAGTAATCTCTTTTCTTTCTCTTCAATAAGCTTTAATAGTTCTTTCTTATGTCGAGCGGAGCGAGGCTCCTCTTTTGATAGTGAAGCACTAGGGCTCCCATAAGTAATTGTACTATTACTCATATTAGCTTGTCCTCGCTATGTGATCTGGGTACCCCTTGGGGTTACCTTGGGTTATCTTGGGTTATCTTGGGAGTACTAAGGGGTTCCTTGGGAAATATTGATCTCTTGAGTATACATAAGAGAGAGGAATATATATAGGTACCCTCATATAACTCGGTACCCCCTAGATTTCCCTAGGAGCTTCCTCAGTATCACCTCAGTACCTATAGTCATAATTATCCCTAGGAGTTCTCTAGGAGGTTCTCAGGGACTCTCAGGTATATGTGTGGTGAGTAGAGCGAACCTCTAAGGTGTGTTAGGTTCTATAAGGGTGACAAAGGTAGTATTGCAGAGAATCTAAGGGGATATGTTGGGTTATCTTGGGGGTACTAAGGGGTACCCGAGGTGAACTTACATAGTGGTGCATAGTGCACACTAATGGTGCATAGGTATGTAGACACAGATTAGGTATTCCTTGGACACTCTCTTGGACACTCTCTTGGA